CCCCGCCCTTGATGTTGTCGTTCAGGTCGTTGAAATTGACGCCCAGCTGCTTGGCGGTTCCCGGCATCAACTGCATGACACCCCGCGCACCCACGACGGATTTCGCCAACTGGTTGAACCCGCTTTCCTGCTGGGCAATCGCCAGCGCAAAGGCCGGATCGACCTTGTAGGCTTTGGCCGTCTCGATGACGATTTGCGCGACGGCTTTTTGCTTCTCAGAGAGCTTGGTCATGGCCAGCGCGGCATCATTGGCCCCGCGTTTTACGCCGTCGAAGAATGGCTTGGTGGTGTCTTCGCCGCCAAAGCCGCCGCCCGTGGTGTACTGTCCACCGCCGCCGCGTTGCAGCCATTCATCTTTGCTGATGGCTTGATTGACGCCGAATTGTTCCTTGTAGGCTTGCAGGTCGCCCAGCGCGATACGGACTTGCTTGATGCTGTCGAATATCTTGGCCCAGCCGTTGACCATCGCGGATACCATGCTGGCCATCGGGTCCAGAATGGTGTTGAGATTGGTCGCAATGAGCGAGATGGATTGTGCGAGTTCGCGGGATGACCCGCTGGCCTGATCGGTTTGCCCCACATACGCCGTCAGCGCATTCTGGATCTGCTGAAACGCCCCCGATACCGTCAACGGCATGGTGGTGTATTCGCGTTTGATGGCCTCTGACTGCGAGAGGATGGCGTTGACGACCTTATCGGCGGTCAGTTCGCCCTGTGCCGCCATTGCGCGGAGCGAGCCTATCGGTACCTTCAGCCCATCGGCCAGTGCTTTGGCGAGACGTGGCGAGTTCTCCATCATGCTGTTGAACTCGTCGCCACGCAGCACGCCGGAACCAATCGCCTGGGAGAATTGCAGGATACCGGCTGCCGCACTGGAGGCATCCGCACCGGAAATGCGAATGGTTTTGCCCACCAGATCGGTGATGGCCAGGGTGTCTTTTTGCGACCGCCCCAGATCCCGCATCGACGTGGCCAGCCGCGAATAAAGCTGCACGGTTTCCGCCAGCGGCGTCATGTTGCGCTGACTGATCTCGAACAGCTTGGATTGAGCGGCAGCGAACTCGGCGGTGGAGCCTGACACCAGTTTGAGCTTGGCGACGATGCCGGAATAGGCATCGGCGGTCTGAATCATTTGACGGGCTGAAAAGGCCACTCCCAATCCCGCCAAGGCGCGGCCCGCAGTGGTTGCCGCGTTGCCAAGTCCCTGAGTAGCTTTTTCAATGCCGCCGAGACTGGCACTGGCTTTGCGGGAGGAGTCCCCGACTTTCTCGATGGTCCGGTTGAGGCTGTTGATCGTGCCTTCGGCCCCTTTGCCGTCCGCCGTGATCCGAATGCCTAACTGGATAGAGTCTGCCATGTGTCACTTACTCGGCTTGTTGAGAATCGGCAGGGCGGTGGATTCCATCACGCGCAACCCGTCAAAAATATCCTTCTGCTGCTTCTGGTGGCCCATCATCCTGATGACCACCTCGGCCTCGGTGTACCGGAGGCCGTGCCAGATCATCTGCCCGGACATCGCGGGAATTTCCCGCCGCCATTGCGTCTGAAGTGCCAGGAACACCATCAGCGTGTCCCAGTTTTCCTCCCAGACCTCACATTGGCCGTCGTCTTCCGCCTGGCTTTCCAGCGCGTCATGGATGACCTCCTCGGGTGCGCCGAAGGCCCGCATGGCCTCGGCCAGATCGTCGTTACCGGCGTGCGGTCTGGAAGGCGCGGCCCAATGGCTGGCCGCGGCCTCTAGTTTTTTCGCTTACCGCCCCCGAGAGTCGCTTCAAAAAACGCGGCGACAATCACGCTGGCCGCGTTGGGGTAGTTGTTCAGCATCAGCCAGACGTTAGCGCGGTTGAACGGCAAATCCTCAGCACCGTCCGTTTCAGTGACGTACCGCCAGCCTTCAGCAATATCCATCACATAGTCGGTGTCCCGTTCCAAGCTATCGACTATCACCTCGGATTCCGTCATCTGCTCCTGGGCCTTTTGCAGGTCGTTGAGCTTGGAGCGGCTGACCCGCTTGAACTTCATTTCGAACTTGATGGCCTGCGATGCGCCGGACTCGTTGACGACGGGGAGAATCACCCCGTAATAAAAGCCTTCGCTTTTGGGTTTGAGGACAAATGCCATTGGGTTTACCTATCTGTCTGTTTAGGGAATGAGTCCCCCGCTTCATCACCAGCGGCGGGGGGCGCTGTAGACAGCCCTGGAATCAGGGTCGTGATGCGACTGCCTGTCCGGGCGTTTACTTGAAGGTCAGGACCAGTTCGTCATTGCCAGCGCTGGTCGGCTCGAACACCATCGGCGCGGAGAGCATCAGCACGCCATCGCTGTCGGAATAGCTCGGCGGGTTGATGGTGACGGCGGGTGCGTCGATCTGGACGATGGACCCTGCGCCTGTGCCGTGGATGATCTGGAATGCGCCGGAGGTTTTGGTTCTGGCGGCTTCCACCCAGGCGTAGCTGGTAACGGTGGTCATCTCAAACACCAGCGTGCCGGTCGGGGCACGATCCGTGATGAGGGCCGCCGGATCGCAGCCGGGGAGATCGCGGTAGACGAGGTTATTGGCCAATTCCAGCGAGAACGATTCGGTACACAGGTCTTCACCAAAGAGGGTGATGGTCTGGGTATTGGCGCTGTTGGCACCCTTCGGAATCTTGAAGTCGCTGAAGTTCGGCGTCAGCGGTGAAGCGTCTGCCGGGGCCACATAGTTGCCCATGAAATTGAACGAGAGGCTGGGAATCGCACCGCGTGCAATGGACAGGCTGAAGCTGCCCCGCGCACCCGTGATCTGGTGCTTGATGCCGTCCATGAAGACTTCGATGGTGACGGAATCAAAGTCGGCGGATACCGGGGTATATTCGGTGTCCGTGGCCGAGGCGATGGTTTCGTCGAAGCCACACGCCATCAGCGCATCGCCATAGGCCGGACGGGTGCCCGCCGTGCCCGAGGACGCCAGTTCGACATCGAAGCTCAGTTCGACGTGCTGATCCAGTTGGATGCTGGACGACTGGCCAAAGTAAGGCCGGACGAAATCGCGGGTGGCGGTATTGCCAGCCAGCGGGGTGAGTGAGACGTTGCTGACGAGGAAGCAGTCGGTGCCTGCCAGCGTTGCAGCGGTGCCGAAGGTCGTTTCCTTCTTTAGCGCCACCAGGGTTTTGTTCATAAACAGGGCCATAGCGGACTCCGGGTTTTAAGCCGGGGTCGCTATGCCCTGAGTGCCTCTTGCGAAGGGTCGTCAGGACGGGTGCCCGTCGTGGTGTTAAAAAATCAGTTCAGGCTTTTTCGGCCTCTTTCATCCAGTCCTCAAGGGCGCTGATAGCCCCCTTGGCAACGCGGATAAGCGTCTTAATCAATACTTTCGTGTGCGGTTTCATCCGTTGGCTCTGTCGGTAGCGGTTCGGGTATGAAGGTTTTCTTTGTGGTCTTGGCTTTCACCTCGGCCACTTCGACACAGCAGCGGGCCTTGGGGGCCGTGGCCGGTGTCAGCAAGGTGCGTTCACCCGTTGCCGGGTCTTTGGTCCATGTCGCCATCAGGTGGCCTCCAGGTGGTCAAAGTAAAAGCTGTAGGCGTACTCATCGCGCCATACCGTGTAGCCCGCATCGAGAAATTCCATGCGGCCTGCCCGGTAGGTGATCGGGTCACCATTGCTTTCGGGTAAGTAGTCGATGATCGCGTCTCGGACTGCATCGCGCAGGGGGAGTAGGTCATCCAGCGTCGCGGTCCCCATCACCAGTCCGAGGCGAACCTCGATGCGCTGGAGCGCGGGGGCGTTGATGCGCTGATTGGCGCCTGCGGTTTCGGCTAGATCGGTGATCCAGACGGTGGGGCCGTTGGCTAGGCTGGCCGTTTCTGGCGGTAAGCCGACGACGACCTTGCCGTTGAGTCCTTCGACGGTTTCCAACTGCGTCACGATGCCGTCGATGTTCATGCTGGGGCCATCCTGGCCTTGCGAATCCCTGCCGAGTCCACGTCATCGATTTCGAGCACGGTGTACTCGGTATCGCCCACGGTCACTTCTGACCGCACTTCGATTGCAGGGAAATCCGCTGCACGGAACATCAAGTGAGCGCCGTTGACCATCTGCACCGTATTGCCCAGCATCATGTCGTCTTGAGGCGTGACAATCGCTGTGCCGTCCACACTGTCAATGCTGACGGCGCTGCCAAACACACGTTCAAGAGACCCGTGGGCTAGGCTGGCGAGTTGGTCAAAGGCGCTGGTCACTGGTCTTATGTAACGCTGCCGATGCGACGGTTGAAGTGCGCCAGGATGGAGGTGACTCCATTACCTGCTGCCTCCCAAGCCACTGCGCAGTTGCTGACATCGCCGGTCGCCGGAGTGGCCGCGTTGTCGTCAAACTTGCCTGCCGATGCGTCCCAGATGATGTTTTCACCCTGAACGATGACGGCTGCGGATACCTTCGGCACCGTGAAGACGCCTTCGAGATATACAGAGCCGCTGGCACCATTGGCGATATCCACCGCCGCAATACCCATCAGCTTGCCGATAACCACGACATCGCCGGAGGCGACTGCCGATCCGGTGCCGTTGGTCCAGGTGATGACATCACCATCTGTTTTGAAATTGTTAGCCATTTGCGTTCCTCAATGAGTTAGCTGGTGGGGCGGCGTACCGCCCCGTTCAGTCCGCTGGGGATCAGGCCCCATCGTTCCAGTAGATGCCGCGATAATCGACAATGCCGACACCGAAGGGCAGTTCAACCGACCAGGACAAGCCCTTGGTGCGGAATGACTCTTCCTGCTGAATGCGCGGGTTCTGGTTGCCGTCGAGGAACACGACTTCGATGACGGGTGCATCGGTCGGGTTAGCCAGCAGATACCAGCCCGTGCTGAGACGCGGGGTGTCGATGACGGTGCTGATAAGGCCGTTGACCTTGTTCGGCACCAACAGGCGAGCCGCAGAGTCCGGGTCATACT